TGGGAAAGAAACCCCAGAGAAAAAAGACGCAGCCGAGCGTGTTCAAGAAGACATGAACTATCAGTTAACAGAGAAGATGGAAGAGTTCCGTCCTGAGACTGAGCGGATGTTGTGGGGCTTAGGGCTTGCTGGTAATGCGTTTAAGAAGGTTTACTATGACCCAAGCTTAGAGCGCCAAGTTAGTATGTTTGTACCAGCAGAAGACCTTGTAGTTCCATATGGCGCATCTAGTTTAGAACAATCCCCCCGTGTGACACACGTCATGCGCAAGACCCCTAACGAATTAAGGAAACTGCAAGTAGCAGGCTTTTGGAGAGACATAGAGCTTGGAGAACCTACTGATAGCTTTGATGAGGTAGAGAAAAAAATTGCGGAGAAGATGGGCTTTAGAGCTAGTCAAGACGACCGCTATAAGATATTGGAAATGCAGGTAAATCTCGACCTAGAGGGATACGAGGACAAAGATGAAAACGGAGAACCGACTGGTATAGCGCTCCCGTATATAGTCACAATGGAAAAAAGTAATGGTACTATCTTAGCGATTCGTCGTAACTGGAGACCAGAAGATGAAACTAAAAAGAAACGTAACCACTTTGTACACTACGGTTATATCCCTGGTTTTGGGTTTTATTGCTTCGGTCTTATTCATCTTATTGGGGCTTTTGCTAAATCAGGAACTTCTATACTCCGCCAACTTGTTGACGCAGGATCACTCTCAAATCTGCCTGGTGGCTTTAAGACCCGTGGGTTGCGTACCAAAGGAGATGATACTCCGATAGCCCCTGGAGAATTTAGAGACGTTGATGTACCTTCGGGCACAATCCGGGACAACATAGTTCCGCTTCCATACAAAGAGCCGAGCATGGTCTTGGCTGGACTGTTAGATAAGATTATTGAAGAAGGACGCCGTTTTGCGTCCGCAGCAGACCTACAAATAAGTGATATGAGCGCCCAAGCGCCTGTAGGTACAACACTAGCAATTCTGGAGCGTACACTCAAAGTAATGTCCGCAGTACAAGCTCGCATCCATTATGCAATGAAACAGGAACTAAAACTGCTTCGTGACATAATCAGGGATTACACTCCAGAAACCTATGACTACGAGCCCAATGAAGGCTCTCCTCGTGCTAAACAATCCGATTACGACAACGTCGATGTAGTTCCAGTTTCAGACCCTAACGCCGCAACAATGGCGCAAAAGATTGTGCAGTATCAAGCAGTTTTACAATTAGCTCAAGGCGCCCCACAGATATACAACATGCCTTTCTTACATCGCCAGATGCTAACCGTGCTTGGTATTAAGAATGCGCAAAAGCTAGTTAAGTTGCCAGAAGATCAGAAACCCGAGGACCCCATCACTGAGAACCAGAACATCTTGATGATGAAGCCAGTCAAAGCGTTTTTGTATCAAGACCATCAGGCGCATATCACCGTGCATATGGCTGCTATGAGAGACCCTAAGATTATGCAGTTGGTAGGCCAAAACCCTCAAGCACAGATGTTACAGTCCGCTATGCTGGCCCACATTAACGAGCACATTGCCTACGAGTATCGCAAACAGATGGAAGCAGCTATGGGTATTGAGTTGCCAAGCCACCCAGACGACGAAGACGCACAGGGCATACCAGCAGAAATGGAAGTTCAAATATCTCAGCTTGCTGCCCAAGCCGCACAACAAATACTGCAGCGCAATACAAACGAGGTTGCCGCACAACAAGCTCAACAGGCCCAGCAAGATCCTATTATCCAGATGCAACAGCAAGAACTCCAACTAAAGGCACAAGAAGTATCTATTAAAGAGCGCAAACTTGCCGCTGACGCAGCAGCTAAGGCCGACCAGCTTGAGATTGAGGAAAAAAGGATTATGTCTCAGGAAAGAATTGCGGGATTACAGGCGTCTATTAAGGCGCAGAAAGACAACCAAGACCGACTATCTAAGCAAGAAGAAGCCGGGGCAAGACTTGGTGTTGACATGGCTAAAACATATGCTCAGTTACAGCAGCAATCGAGGCAGGCCGACCAGAATCGGCAGGCACAACAAAACCAACCACAGAAAGGCGAGAAACCTAATAAATGATTGAAAAGTATCTTGATCGTGTAGTCCAGCAACTAGACGAGAAAGTAGGACGGCTACAGGAAGCCGTGGGAGCAGGGAGTGCAAAAGACTTCTCTGAGTACCAGAAGATGTGTGGGGAGATTCAAGGTCTTCTTTCCGCCCGTCTATTCATAACCGACCTTAGAAAAAACTTGGAGCATTCTGATGATGAATGAAATCCTTATCGGCTCAAACCCCGATAATCCAGCAATTGTAGGTGCAGTAAGTTTTACAGCAACAGATGAAGAAAAAGCCAAGCAACTCCCAGAACCTTCTGGATACCGCATACTTTGTGCAATTCCAGAAGTAGAAAAAGAATTTGATAGTGGGATTCTTAAATCAGACGAAACCCTTCGGCATGACGAGCTTTTAACTACGGTGCTTTTTGTCGTAGGATTAGGCCCAGATTGCTATAAAGACCCCGAGCGCTTCCCAAGCGGACCTTGGTGTAAACAAGGCGATTTTATTCTGGTTAGACCTAATGCCGGCACCAGGCTGGTTATTCACGGTCGTGAGTTTCGCATTATTAATGATGATTCCGTAGAGGCTGTAGTCCAAGATCCTCGTGGAATTACTCGTAAATTTATCTAGGAGATAGAAAATGGCTGAATTTGAAAAAGAAGAATTTAAGTTCCCCGACGAAGTAGAAGCTAAGGGTAAACCCTTAGATGAGGAACCAGAGTTTGAAATCATCACAGAAGATGATACCCCACCAAAAGACCAGAATAAGGATGCTATTCCTGAAGAGATGGTTAAGCAGTTTGACGCTGCCGACGACGAAGAAAACCTAGACCCCAAGGCGCAAGCCCTACGTCTAAAGCAGTACAAAAGGGTTTATCACGACGAGCGCAGAGCCAAAGAAGCTGCTTTTAGGGAGCAACAAGAGGCTATTAACCTAACTAAACGGTTGATGGATGAGAATAAGAAGCTGCGTGAGGCGTACAATACAGGTGAAAAAACCTATATAGAAACAGTACAAAACGCTGCTGACTTAGAGATCCAAGTAGCTCAACGTGCCTATAAAGAAGCCTTAGAAACCGGCGACCCAGATAGGATCGTGGAAGCTCAAACTAGGTTAAATGAAGCCGGGTATAAAGTTCAAAAAGTTAAAGACTTCAAACCAGGTACTTTACAAGTTTCTGAAAATGATGTACAAATGCAGGAAGTGGAGCAACAGCGTCCCAAGATTGATGCCAGAACACAGTCTTGGTTGGACCAGAATCCATGGTATGGCACCAAAAAAGCCATGTCGAGTTTTGCTGTTGGAGTACACGATGAATTAATTGACGAATACGGTAAAGATATTATCGGTTCGGATCAGTATTTTAAGCGTATAGACAGGACTATGCGCGAGAAGTTTCCAGAGTATTTCGATACCATGGAAGAGAAGGCAGAGCCAGTAGAAGAGGTCCAGAAACCTGCTCCAAAAGCTAAGCCAAACACGGTTGTTGCTCCGGCTACAAGAAGTACGTCATCCAAACAGATACGTTTAAAGCAAACGCAATTGCAGTTAGCTAAAAAACTTGGGCTAACCCCCGAGCAATACGCCCGTGAACTTACAAAATTGGAGGCCCTAAATGGCTGAAAAAAGAATTACAAGAGAATTAGAAGAGCGAGAAGTTGCAGAACGTCCTAAACAGTGGGCGCCCGCAGAGCTTTTGCCTGAACCAGATAAACAGGCTGGCTACGCTTATCGTTGGATTCGTGTTTCAATGCTTAATGCTGCTGACCCACGTAATATCTCATCAAAACTGAGAGAAGGCTGGGAGCCCGTTAGAGCAGAAGAACAACCAAAATTAAAACTGTTAGCCTCTAGAGAAGGTCCATATAAGGACAATATCGAAGTAGGCGGGTTATTACTTTGCAAAACCCCGGTTGAATTTGTTGAACAGCGAAAGGCTCATTTCGATAAGCTAACCGCCCAACAAACCGAGGCTGTAGATAATAACCTTATGCGCCAAAGCGACCCAAGGATGCCAATCTTTAATGAGCGGAAATCTTCGACTAGCTTTGGAAAAGGAAATTAATTTTTTAGGAGATTTAAATGGCTTATCCTATCATTGACGCCCCCTACGGGCTGAAGCCTATTAATCTTATTGGTGGACAAGTATTTGCTGGATCGACTCGCAACATTCCGATTCAGTACGGCTTTAACACTAATATTTTTTATGGCGATGTTGTAGGTATTGTTCGTGGTTTTGCCGTGCGCTCTGTTGTTACTACAGGTGCTGGCGCTACTACTGGTGGTGCTGGTGGCGGTACTGTTGGTGTATTTTTAGGTTGCACATATACCGACCCTGTAACAAAACAAAAACGTTTT